ATCCTACGTTGCTTAGTCCAAGGATCTTGCTTCTTGATCTCAATATCAGCCATGATAAATGCCTCATCAGCCTGTTGTTTGTAGAACGCAAGCTTGGTCTGAAGCTGGTTGAACGTCTCATCGTTAGTTTGGTTAGTGAGGGTCTCAATCACTTTGTATTTGATGAAAGCCTCAATAAACTCTCTGATACGATAGTTGTCAGGAATCAGCTGATTTCCACCAGCGTCATACTCTGTAGCGTAGAAAAGAAGATGCACCACGCCATTACGGAAGTTGGTGACAAACTTATTGTCTCTAATGTCAAATGAGTCATACCAAGAGGAACCAGGAGTGAACTCATTAATAGGAGGTGCCTGTGCATAAAACTCCCAGTTGTTGGTATAGTCTACACCACAGTTACCTTGTGCGGATATATTACCAGGTTTTAGTAAGTATTCTCTTTGATAGAGAACAGGAGCCTGGTTGTTAGTCTTGTATACTGTCTGAACCAATTCAGGCATACAAGATCCATCACATCCTACATTACCACAACAAGGACTAGGGATGGCACAATCTGTGGTGATAGGGCTCACCTGAATTGTTGTAGATGTAGCAGCTTGTGAGTAGAATGAATTAGCTTGCTGATAAGGGAAACCATTTACAGCTGTGCACAACCATGCTTCACGAACAGCAAAGAAGTTGTCTGGAAGTCTAGCCTGATAGTCATTAATGTGTAGGATTTCCTGAGAAATCACATATGTGGTTCTACCCAGCTTCCTTAGACACTTATCCAAGTAGGTGGGGAACATCAAATCATCAACTGCTCCTGTATCAAAATAGCTTTTGAATTCCTCCTTTACAGTGGAATACACAGGCTCAGGGCTGATGAAATTATATTTGTAATAGTATGACATCTATTTTACTTTTTCCATTCGTGATAGAGATGCTGATATTTATCATCAGCGTTTATGTAATGTGAAAGAAGCCTAGACGTGTTTCTGGAAGGTTTAAAATACCACAGCTGAGAATGTTTGAATCTAGCTGTTGTCTTGAACCACATCCATCCAAAGAAGAAGCCTTCTGTGTGAAAGTTAAAGTTGTAGATGCGCTTGCCTTTCTCCCTTGTCTTTTTCCAATCAATAGGAAGGTTTACAAACTCTTTCCCATCAACTCCTTTTATCTTCCTGCGCTTTTTCTTGTTTATAGCAAACTCACCAAAACCAAAAGGTAGCTTTGCTCGTTCTCCTGTCTCAAGGATGTATTCTTTGAAAGCATCATTAAATGAATAGATGATGTTTCTCCATTGATCGAAAGTGAGTTTGATGGACGGATGTTTCTTACAGAAACTGTTGTAGTTTTCTTTGCTGGCGCTTCTCCAGTCTATCTTTATTCTCATGTCTATCTCAAGTTTGGAGCGTTAGGTGCTTGACCATCAACTCCATCACTTGTGATGTCTGTCTTCAATTTGAAATACGTAGAGAGAAGCTTCTGAGAAGTGAGTTCCAACACCTGCTTTTCCAGGTAGCCAGGAACAGGGGATTCTTTGTCTAATGGATTTACACACAGTTGTTCTGGTGTATAGTCTGGAGTGCCACATCCACATTCTGGATACATTATCTCATTTGGAACATCTTCCTCGAAAAGAGCAACAAATCTGATTGCTTTTAGGAGTGGATTGTTCACATACAGATACCCATTAGAAATCCAGTAGTATTCTTCCTTCTTAATGATTGGAAGCTTGAGCAAGTTTACGTATCGGTTGATGGTTATTTCCTTAAGTTTCTTTCCCTGACCACTCATGGCGTTAATTGAATAAACACCCTGAATGACATATTGATAATTACCCTCTGTAATCCTAGGAAGCTTGAACTTTGTTCTAGCCACTGTACAAGGATCAGCATAATCACAACACTCAGAAATAGGAACTTCCACCATCTCCAAGCAGGGAATGGTGGTAAAAACTGTATCGGTTGCCCATAACTTCCTCAGATTAGTCTCACGCTTTATCAGGAGGAAGGCATTGTTCTTAATTTCAGACATGACAGCTCTATCCGTGATCAAGTTGTCCGTGGAGAGCAACTTGTGCATAGAGCGTACATCTGAAACTAACTTCCTAAAAGTTGACATTATAAATACTGTTTGAATATATTCGTTATTCCGTCTTGTAAATCTATCAAGAACCCAGTCACCTCACCTTTAGTGATGGTGTATCCATTCTTATCATCCCAGCCACTTTTGGCTGTAGAGAATGCAGGGAGCTGATAGAACTTAATACCATTGAAATCAAGACTCATTTCATGGTGTTTATCACCTGTAAATATGTAGAAATTCTCATGATCTGACCACTCACTTTTAAATTCCATAGGGAATAAACCAGCAAGCTTTGCAGGCTTCAGAGCATCTCCATGATTGAACATTAATGCTGAGGTGCCATAGCTTACATACTTCCTATATCTTGGAGAGATGTCAAAGAACACACGCTCCTCGTTTCTGAAGTAGGTTTGTAACCAACTGGCTAAATGCCATCCTACATATTCATCATGATTACCAGCTACAAATATAACATCCACATTTTCTCCTTTCTGAAGGAGCAGGTTTATCACGCTCACCTCATGATCACATATTGCCTGAAAAGCATCGTGGTATGAAAGGATGTTTTGTTGGGGAGTTCCCTTTGTAGTTGTGTTAGTGAATTCACTATTGAACTCATCAGAACCAATGATGTATTTGATGTCTGTGAGATTGTTAGATAGAGAAGATTGATTTAGGATTATTTCCACCCTCTGGATGAAATCACCAAAGCGTTGGTCTATATCGTTCTCTCCTCCTATGTCTAGCTTGTTTAAATGGGAATCCTGTTTGTTAATGATTAGGCAAGCATCTTTCTTACCTTTCTCATATTTGGGAGCCATTATTTCTGGAGATGCTGGTTGATAGGTTTCTAGGAAGGATACAAAGCTGTCCTGAAACACTTGCTCATCTTTCTTCTTACCCAACCAAGCTTTCACCTGCCAGTGAGGCTGGTTACCATTACCCCAGTAGTTCTGTACGTATTTAGTTATCTCCCACTTCTCTGTGTCAATATTGCACTTCTCGATTAACTCATCTAAGCTTTTGATTTCATCTTTAGAGTTGAACACCACCTCACCTGTTCCCTTCTGCACATCCTCCAAAAACCTTACCACATGGTCTTCTAGCTCTCCAATATAGTTTGAAATCTCAGCGTCATTCTGTATTTCTTCTGATCCTTTCAACTCCCTCAGTAACTCATCCACCTCATTTTCTGTGATGTTTAGTTTGTCTGCATAGAACTTTTTGCTCTTTTTCCAGTGAAGCATTTGCTCCAGCTGTTGCAGAAGAGATTGATTTTCAGGCATTTGCAACTTTTTATAATTAAAATTGCCCTAAAGGTACGAAGGTTTTTTGATATTTTCCAAATTATTTTAACCTTTCCCGTTATCCATTCTAACCAAGTTGGTTATAAATAAAAAACTCCCCAGGGTAGAAACCCTAGGGAGAAGCTCTGAAAACCAACAAACAGAGCTTTTTTATTACTTTACCCTACAGTTGTTGTAGTGGTTGTTGTAGGACATGCCCCAAGATTAGCTGATGACACACCTGGTACAGGAGGCACAACTAATGTTCCTGCGCAAGCACATACATAGATGATGCTAGGACCCGCTACAGAAGTGTTTACAAGAGTTCCTCCACACTGGTAGTAGGATATACTAACAGGTGACAACGTTGAATTAGTCACAGAATAGAACAAACAAGAAGGACAAGCGATGGTTGTTGTGGTTGTTGTTGTCGAACTTGTAGAAGTAGATGTTGTTGTAGTGGTTGGACAGCAATTACCTAAGGCCACCTGAAGATTGTAGATCTGTTGTTTAAGACTACAGATTTGAGTGTCAATCTTTTGGAAAGCCACGGTTGCTGTGTCATATGTTGCGATTAATGTACAAGATAAATTAGGTCCGCTGTATGTAACATTGTTAGTTGGTGTAAGGGGCGTACTACAAGGATCACATCCGCAGGTAACAACTGGAATCGTTGTACAGCATGGATTTTGTGGAAGGTATATCATTTTATATAAAGAGTTTAACTGTTAAGGAATATACATAATGTAGTAACATCCCAGACCAGGCTGGTAGTTAGCGTGGGCTAATCCGCCTCCTGTAGAACCAACACTCACTGCCACAGAAACTCCTGTAACTGCTGTGTTTGTGCTAGTGGACGAACTCTTTGTGCCATTCATATCCATAAGGTCACCATATACACCAGGTTCATTCTGGTCAGCTTGTCCATGGGCGTATGCAATTGTATGCAAGTGTCCAGGATCAGATACAGTGGCTGTAGCCAAGTGAGAGTGAGCAGGAATTTCTGTAGCTGAAAGAGTTACACTATTAGAACCAGCAGTTCCTAATAAGGCATAAGCAGGATTACCAGCTACACCAGGATCCACTGCAGGATTGAAAGCTCCTCCACCCATACCTGTTGTAGCACCAACTGGTACACGTCCTCTTTTATCAGGAGTGCCGTTGTTACCATTACACAGATAAATCTTTTCCCAATCAGTTCCAACTATACCAGCACCTGTACCATCAAACTTACCTGTCAATGTGCCATAGTATTCTACAACAGCATAAGGAACCATGCGGTTGTAATACTTACTGCTAGTTCCAACACTAGCTAAATATGCAGCAATTAGAGAGTTGAGGTCAGCAAGCTTAACGTAGTTTGTGTCTACATCAAGAGCAAGAGCATCAAGCTCCACTTCTAAGCCACAAAGCTTTGTAATAACAGCTTGCAGGATTGCATGTGTTCCAGAGGAACCAGTTACACCTGTAAGACATCCTACACTGTAAGATGCTTCTAAAGCAGCAAAATCATCCTCTAGAGCAGTAACGCGTGTGTCTAATTCACATACAGCTTGGATGATTGCACTAATTACGTTTGGAAGACTAAGGTCTTCACATGATACAAGATTCTTACTTACAATCTCGCAAATAATTTGAGGGTTGATGGGTAGGATTATTCCACTTCCATCAAGCGTAGATGTGAGAAATGTAATCAATGCTTGCTCAACATACGAAAGAGAGTCTCCTGTCTTGATTCCCAAAATAGGAACATCTACACCCGTATATCTTACACATTGATCAGATGTTGTTTCTACACAACCGTTATAGCAATTTGAACAAATGTTGGACATTTATTTATATTTTAAAAGTTTT